ATGTTGCTTTAGAAGGAGACAGACCCCAACACCGAAAGAGATTAGCTTATTTACCCCTAATAAAATTAGGCTATGACCGCGGGATAAAATACACGGATTTGCAATGACAAAAGAGAATGTCTATTTTGAGTTCCCATTCTATAGTGTAGACAGCACATCGTGGAAAGCAGGAGTAATTTTCGGAATAGGGAAGTGTATTACTAATCGAGGGAGGATAACCAATATTAAATTTAAAGATAAAGAGAGTTTTTACAAAATTAAAGGAGCTAGTGTTAATTTACATAATAAGAATTTAGCAATTGCTCGTTATGACCGCTATTCTCTGTCTATAAAGGCATACGAAAGAATAGAAAAGGAAGTAACAAGCATTTGGAAATCTCGCAATATTATATGGAATTAAGAATCAATACAAAAAAAGTTAATATTTCTGAGCTTAAGCCTAACGAATGGAATCCTAAATTAAAACCTGAGGATGACTTAGATGTTCAGCAACAGTATGAAGAGGTAGTGAAGTCTGTAAAGACCTACGGTTTAATAGACCCTATCTTAGTTAGAAGTGCGAGAAATGGTAAAGAACTTGGCTATTATGAAATTATAAACGGCTATCATCGGTTTACCGCTTGTCAGGAATTGGGAATGACCGAGATAATTATTAATGACCTAGGAGATGTAGATGATTTGCAAGCCAAAAAGTTAACTATTGTTACTGAAGAAATAAAAATACCAATTGACCAAGTTAAATTAAGTCACTTATTAAAAGAAATGATGGCAGATGAAGATTTAGACGCTTTGGCGGAAGGGTTACCATATTCAAAGGAGCTAATACAGAGTAAAATTGAATTATTAGACTTTGACTGGAATAAGGTAGATGAAAATGGTGGAGAGGGAAAATTAAATGAGCCTCAGGAAGAAATAGATGCGGATGCAACTTCTTTATCATTATTTTTTTCTAATAAAGAAGATAAGGTATTAGTGGAAGGGTTACTAGAATTAATTCAAAAAGAACAGCAAGCTAAATCCATACCTGATGCTTTAGTTGCCTTCGCCAAAGTTTATGGAAGCCAACATAGTTAAAATGACTCCACTGGTCATACAACCAGAAGGAGACAAAAAGAATAAAAGTATAAATTGGGAAAAACTAAAGCTAAATTTTTTTCTTAGTTCTTATAAATACGCCAGAAGATTTCTTGTAGAGGAAAAATATTTTACAGCGGAGGAGGTAAATAGTGGAAATGTGGTTAGAAGTATTACTGGCTGGGAGTTAGAAAAAAAAGACTGGGAAAAACAAGCTCTAGAAGTCACGATGCAAAATCTTCGTGACAGTAAAGTAGTGGAGTTAAAAAGCTTTATAGAAGAAGAAGGAAAAATAGTTGCCCAGTTAATGAATATGACCAAAGTGGCAATGAATGGTTTATTAACAAAGGGAAAATTAAAGGGAAAAGATATTTTAGAGTTAAAAAATACTAAAGGATTTAAGCAAGTCACGGAATCTACTTTAATGATTTTAAAATATAGTCGCGAAAGACTAGGAGTGCCCTTTGATAAAGAAGAAGATGGTATTAATAATGCAATTAATTTTAATTTTGACTTAGTAAACTTAGACGAATTTGACCCTCAAAAGTTAATGTCTTTCTTTGCCAAGAAAAATAAAGAAAATGGACAGAGTAGTGGAGAACCAATTAAGACAGTTGATATTGACGGAGTTTCTGAAGTTAAAGAAAACTAGAGACTTATTCAAGGAAGACCGAACTGAAGTATTTGAAGAACCACCTGTCAGTATGGAGGAGTTTTTGGATAGCCCATTGTATTGCCCCGCCCCCAATCAGATAAGACCGAGAATTAGACAAATGCTTATAGATATGTTTTCAGGAGATTTTTCAGAGGCTTTAGTAATTGCTGGTATTGGTTCAGGTAAAAGTTATTTAACAAGTAAGGCTATAGAATACATTGTTTATCGGTTATTATGTTTAAAAAATCCGCAGAAGTATTATAATTTAGCTGATGATTCCAGCATTTATATTATTAATGTTTCTACTAATAGAGAACAAGCTAAAAAAGTTGTCTTTGGAGAAATTAAAAATAGAATAGACCAAAGCCCTTGGTTTCAGCAATTTCATAAACCTAGTGATGAAATTAGGTCAGAATTAAGATTTGATAAAAACATTTCTATTTTCCCTATTGGGTCTAATGAAGCCGCTCCTTTAGGGTATAATATTTTTGCTGGTATTATTGATGAAGCTTCTTTCCATATCAGAACAAAAAATAAAGATTATGCGGAAAGCAGTCATAACCAGATAGTAAAGCGTATCAAGAGTAGATTTTTAGAAAATGGAATGATGTTTATTATCACTTCACCGAGATTTGTGTATGACTTTGCCGAGAAAAAGTTTGAAGAAGATAAAAGTCCTCGCTTATATAAAGCTAGGTTAGCTACTTGGGATGCAATTCCTAAGAGCCAATTTAACGGAAAGACTTTTGACTTAGGAGAATTTTTTACAGAGTTTAAGGGTAAGCAAGTTCCCATAGAATATTATGATGACTTTAAAAAGAACCCTGATTTAACAATGAGAGATTTAGGAGCAGTTCCTAGCTTGGCAGTTCAAGGATTCTTTAAAGACCCAAATGTTATCAACAAACACGCTAATAAGAAAAGGCTTAATCCAATTCTTGACGATGGACATTTAGCTTCGTGGTTTAAAGCTATAGATACTGAGCCGAGATTTATTCATCTTGACCTTGCCTTAGGAAAAGAAACGGGAGATGTGGCAGGATTTGCTATGGGTAAATTTGATGGATGGACAGAAACAGTTAATTTATTAACAAAAAGAATAGAACGCCGCCCCAAGGTTTATATAGATTTAATGCACGCTTTTGCCGCTCAACCAGGCAGAGAAATTGAATTTAGCAGGATAAGAGATTTTATATATGAGTTGAAGAAAAGAGGGTTTAATATAAGAAAGGTTAGTGCTGATTCTTGGCAGAGTAAAGATACCTTACAAATATTACATAATGCAGGATTTCAGACCATGACTTTATCAGTTGATAGAAATATAGAAGCTTATACTTATATGAAAGAGGCAATATTAGAAAGTAGAATGGATTATTATTTACACCCTATTTTCTTAAAAGAATGTCGTTATTTAGAATTGATAGAAGGAAAAAAAGTTGACCATCCAATGAATTTAAGTAAAGATGTGGCGGATGGTGTGGCTGGTGTGTGCTGGCATTGTAATAAATCTGTGGGTGGTATAGGAATAGTTATTGCAGGGGGTAGGGAAGGAACTAGAGCGTCAGATGAGCCTTTAATTAACAGTTAAATTTTTGAGAAGGTGAAATAATTTCATTGATACTTCTCTTGACGGGGGCTATTAATTTAATTATTTCCCGCCCTCAGAAATTTAATTAATCTCATAAATATATGGAAAAAAAATCGTTTCTAAAACAATTACTGATGAAAGCAGTTTTAGGAGATATTAATGAAGAAGTAGAAAATAGGTTAGAGTCAGAGAAGATGAAGTGGGCAGAGGAAACTGCTAAAGAGCTTACTAAAAAGTCTTATTCTTATGGCAGAATAGCAGATTATACTTCCACTGCCACGGGAAAAACTTTTAAAGCTTCTCAGTTAGACCCAAGCAAGAGTTGGAGCATTATTTATAATGTATTTTCTGAGGCTCCTGGCTCTCCACAATGTGCGGATAGAATTAGGTCTGCAGTAACTGGTGCTGGTTATTTACTACAACCTGTTCCTGGCAAAAAGCAAAATCCTAAACATTTAGAAAAGCTCATAGAGTTTTTTGATGCCCCAAACCCTGAAGCAACTATAGAAGACATTGTTCAGAATATAGTTACTAATTTCTACGCTTTTGGAAATTCTTATGTAGAAAAAGCTTATAATGAAGGAGGAGAGGTAGCAGAGATTTATACTTTACCAAGTGAGGATATGAAAATCTTGGTTGATGCTGATAAGAGAAAGTTGGGATTAAATACTCCGATTGGATATGAACAATATGTTCCTTTTGCGGAGGGCTCAAAACCTGAGGATAAGAAAATTATTTATGAAATGGATGAAATAATGCATTTTAAACGTCCTGACCCGCGAGGAAAGATATATGGCAGAGCATTATTTGAGGATAATCAATCCGTAATGCAGTTAATTCTTCAAGCATTAATTTATAATATTAAAACCTTTGAAAATTCAGGTAAACCTCCGCTAAAAATTAGACTTCCTGAAGGAACTAGCTCCACAGAAGCTCTTGAATTTAGTCTTTTCTTTGAAAAGAACTTTCAAGGGATGCATAATGCTGGGAAAGCTTTAATTTTGTATAATAATGCTGATGCTGCTCCTTTAGGGCTAACACCCGAAGATATGGATTACCTGCAATTATTAACTTTTGGTTTAAAGCAAGTAGCTGGAATGTATGGTGTTCCGATGATTATGATTAGCCAACCAGAGGGCAGTAATCGAGCTACGAGTAATGAAGAAGCAAAGAGCTTTTATCAGAGGGTTGTAAAACCTTTGAGAAATGCCATTTGTAATAAACTTACTAAGAGCATTATTGTAGATTCCTTTGATATAGATGATTATTATTTAGACTTTAAGGATATTGATTTAGAAGATAGCTCCAAGAGAGTTGATGAAGCTAGCAAATCCTTTATGTATGGAACTAGAAACTTTAATGAAGCGAGAAAGAGAATGGGAGAAGTCGCTGTTGATGAGCCTTGGGCAAATGAGTTCTTTGTTATTCATAATGGCATTGCAACCCCGCTAAGAGATTTTTCTTCAGGGCAAGCAAAGACACAGAGTGATAAACAAAAAGAAGATAAAGATAAAAAAGACAAAAAAGAAAATAAAGAAGATGCTAAGAAAAATGTAGAAAAGAAAGAACAGACAATTGCTGAGGCTAAAAAAGAAGCTAAGAAAGAAAATGAAAAAATAAATAAAGGCGAAGTTATTGACCCTGCAAGAGGAGATAATCATAAAGCCCATATTGAAGAGCATAAAAAAGTGTTTTATAGCACCAAAGAAAAATACCGAGCTAGTTTGAGAGTTCACATCTATGGGCACGAAGATTTTATGTGGGAACAAGATGAGGAAGGAAATTATGACCGAGTAACTTCTACTGAGGAATAAAATTATGTATTATTCTTTATCTTACATTGAGGCAGAAAAAAATTCCTTTAGTAAAATAGGGAAGTCTGATTTATTTAGTAAAAAAGCGGTTAAAAAATTATTGGAATTAGAGGGGGAGTTTGTTTTAGATGTTTCTAAAATATTAAAGAAACAAGCAGACAAATTCCCCTATGGAATTATCACCGATTTTTTAAGTGTTTACCCGCAATTACAAAAAGCCCGCTATAGATTAGAAAAAGAATTTCTGCTAAGAGCCCTAAATCAGGAAGAGTATTTAACTTTAGCTCAGGAAAATGAAATAGATGTATTTTATGAGTATTACCAAGAAGGGTATGACATAGGCGGAGAGACTAGCCTTAACGATATAAAGTCCACTCTAGTTTCTGCAGGAGGTAGTTTAGCAAAGTTAGGCAATGGAATAAATACTGTATTTCATTTAACAGACCCAGCGGTTAGAAATAAACTAAAGTGGGAGGCAGGTAAAAGAATAGTAGGGATTAATAATACTACCAGAAGGTTAATAATTAATAATATTATTTCTTCTTACGATAGTGGATTGGGATATGACGGAATAAAAGCGGGATTAAAAACTTTATTTGCTTCTTGGCAGGTAAAACCAGTAGGGCAGAAATTTACAAAAAAGAGAGCTGAGGTTATTGCCAGAACAGAGTTAGGACAGGCGGTTAGCTGGGCTAGGGAAGAGAGTTATGCTCGCCGAGATGTCAGAAGAAAATCTTGGTTAGCGGAGCCTAATGCTTGCTCTGTCTGTATATTAGCTATGAATGACGGCGTGATAGGTTTTGCTCAAACATTTAGTAATGGTTTTCTTGGTCCGATAGCTCACCCAAATTGCAAATGTAGCTTATTGCCTGAAGT